TGTTTCAGCGGCTGACCAACAAACATTGATGGCCTTGTGGACTGTACCTGCTGGTTACACAGCTTATTTATTTCAAGTAGACACCACTGCGTTTACGGTACAAAACAATAAGGTTGCCACGATACGTATGCTCACTCGTGAATTTAACGGTGTGTTCCGTACACAAAACAAGTTCGATTTGTTCGAGGGTTCGTATCATTTGGATATTACATGCCCACAGCCGATCCCGGAAAAAACAGACATCGAGTTTCGTGCCATTGCAGACAGTTCAAACGCTGACCTACGAGTTGCAGCATCTTTCGATATCATTTACATAGCGAACACAGCCCCATGATACAAACCAAAAATAGAACAGTAGGTGTAGAACTGACTACAAGCAATCAAGACTTGTACACAGTGCCTGCAAATTTTGAAACAAACATTAAATCTATTTACGTGAACAATGCCTCATCTAGCAGTGTTACATTTAGTCTTGATTGGTACGACAGTCAAAATGCAACATACTATACGTTAGCTGAAACAGTAAACCTTGTGCCAAATAGTTTGTTACAGATTACAGAAGCTATGTGGCTGTATAAAGCTGACAAGTTTCGTGGTCTTGCTAGTGCAAACAGTGCAGTGACTGTGGTGTTTAATGTAGAAGAAACATTCGTACCCCAGAGGAGTTAAAGGAGATGCCGCTTACAACAAAAGGTAAAAAAATTAAATCTGCTATGACTGCAAAATATGGGGAGAAGAAGGGTGAAGACATCTTCTACGCATCAGCCAACAAAGGAACAATTAAAGGTGTGGCGAAAGGCCAAAAACTTGCGAAAGGTGGGGCAGCTAGAAAAGCTAGCAAACCGGCGAAGTCTAAAACGAAGAGCAAAAGTAGAGTTAATGAAGCTGGCAACTATACTAAGCCCGCACTGAGAAAAAGATTATTTGAAAAGATTAAAGCGGGCAGCAAGGGCGGTAAGCCCGGTCAGTGGTCAGCACGTAAAGCCCAGATGCTTGCACGTGAGTACAAGGCAGCAGGCGGTGGATATAAAAACTAATGGAAAAGCAAATTATCACTGGCTTGATGGCTATTATGATTGGCCTTGCCGGTTGGAACCTAAAGACAACGCATGATTTAAGTATTACTGTCAGTAATATGAAAGTTAGCCACGCAGACAAGGATGCTATTCAAGACATGAAGATGGCTATCCAAAGACTAGAATTGTTATTGTTACAAGACCAATGATTGAGTTTGTACTCACAGTATATCTGGGGGCTACACTAATTGACCAGACACAAAAATTTAAAGATATAGATAGATGCATATACTTTGCTGAAAGATTGTCCCGACAACGATCTGTTCCAGTGGAGGACGGTAAACGATTAAAGATAACTGCAGTATGTAAGCCTCAACCCAAGTAGGAACCAACCAACATGATTGCCGAAACCCTCGCAGGTATTGCACTTGTAAAGAGTGCCGTAGATGGTATTAAGTCTGCAATAGGTACGGCGCAAGACATCGGTGAGATTGCTGGACATATAGACAACCTCTTTGAAGGTGAGAAGCAGGTACAACAGCAACGTGCTAAGAAGTCGGGTGCTGGTGTAGCAGATCAGTTTGGCATAAAAACTGTAGCGCAGGAAATGATAGACGCTAAACTTGCAAAAGAAAAAATGCAAGAAATGGCTACTATGATTGACATGCGATTTGGTCATGGTACGTGGGCAGGTATTGTAGCGGAACGTGCAAAGAGAATACAAGAAGCTAAAGAAGCTGCAGCAGCAGCTAGACGTGAAGCAATAATAAAACATAATGAAATGATGGAAACAGTAAAGATTGTACTTGCTGTTGGCGTAGTTTCTGCTATAGCACTTGGATTTTTTATATTTGCTTTGACTGCATCTGCAATGGCATATTCATTATTTACTTGACATTTGAATTAGAAACTGGTATAACTTAACCATGACACTTAAAAAACCACAAGCAAGTCTTAAACGCTGGACAGCAGAAGAATGGGGTACTAAAAGTGGAAAGCCATCTACTCAGGGGCCAAAAGCAACGGGCGAAAGATATCTTCCAAAAAAGGCTAGACAAGCGTTATCGCCGCAGGAGTATGCGGCTACAACCCGTGCTAAAAGAGAAGGAACTCGTGCTGGTAAGCAGTTCGTCAGCCAGCCTAAAGCGATACAAAAGAAAACCGCTAAGTTCAGAAGAGGTAGAGTATAATGTGGACAGCACTGATAGGTCCAATAGCTAATATAGCTGGGAGTTGGATGAATGGAAAACTCGAAGAAACGAAAGCTACATCGTCAGTTAAAGTCGCAAAGGCGAAAGCTGAAGCAGCTATCATGGAAAAGAAAGCCACTGGCGAAATTGACTGGGATATTGAAATGGCTCGCAGTTCGGCTTCGTCTTGGAAAGACGAGTGGCTTACCATACTTTTCAGTATTCCGCTAATCCTAGCATTTGTACCGGGTATGGAAGATGTGGTAGCAAATGGATTCGCAAGACTCAACGAAATGCCTGAATGGTATCAATACTCACTTGGAGTTATCGTTGCGGCTTCTTTTGGAGTTCGTTCAGCGACTAAATTCTTTGGAAAGAAATAATGGCTGCAGAGAAGATACTTGAATGGAAACTGTTACCAAGATTTATGATGCTCGTAATGACGCTTATGAGTTGGCGTGTAGTCGAATGGTTCATGTCCTTGTCCGATCCCAGTGCAGCACAGGCTGGTTTAGTATCTGTGGTAACAGGCGCAATGACAGGGGCTTTCGCTGTGTGGATGAACCACGAAGGTAAACACCCCGGACAGTCTAACCATCGTATTTCAGAATCACGTAGTAGCAAATGAAGTATCGTAGAGAAAACTTTATTGAGAAGCTAATAGCCCACGAAGGCTTGAAGCTACAAGTATATCAGGATACTCTTGGTATTGACACCATTGGTATCGGACGGAACCTAGAAGACCGTGGCATTACAAAGGAAGAACTAGATGGCCTAGATATTCCTACCATAGACCACGTATATGAATATGGTATTACAGAAGCTGATGCGGTCTATCTAGCAACAAATGACGTACAGATTGTCGAAGAAGAACTGTTACGTGCGCACCCTTGCGTAGACAGATTAGACAGTGTACGTCAACTTATCTTGATGGATATGGCATTTAACATGGGTGTACCTCGTTTGTGCAAGTTTTATAATATGTGGAACGCTATCCACGAAGAAAAATATGACATTGCTGCAAAAGAAATGCTTGACAGCAGGTGGGCAAATCAGGTAAAATCAAGAAGTACAAAATTAGCAAACGCAATGCATAATGGTGAGTTTTAATGGCGTATATAGAAACTAAAAAGGGTTCAAAGCGAGGCTCCAAGACAGTTTACACTGGTAGTAACCCTAGCCAATCTTTATTTGAAAAAACAGGCTATAAAAAAACAAAACAGTCAGAAGGTTTTTTTGACATGCTCGTTAAAGAAGGTGCAAAACTTTACAGAAAGATTACAGACTAATGGAAAAATTTAAACTTTGTAAAACTTGCCCTACACCTGCAAACTGCAAAGCGGTTAATAAGTGTCAGAACAAAGGTAAATAACATATGGCTAGACAACTAACAGAACGGCAACAGAAGTTTCTGCATGTCTTGTTTGATGAAGCTGGTGGTGACATGGTTGCTGCCAAGAAACTGGCAGGCTATGCTGACACTTCTAGCACTAACGAAATTGTTAAAGGTATTAAAGAAGAGATACTTGAGGCGACTCAAATGTACATGGCACGTAATGCGCCGAAGGCGGCGATGGCGATGACAGGTGCTTTGTACGACCCAACTGAACTGGGTATTCGTGATAAGATGTCTGCAGCTAAAGAACTGCTTGACCGTGTAGGTCTAGTGAAGACAGAAAAGATGCAGGTAGAAGCAAGTGGCGGTGTTATGCTTATGCCGCCTAAAGCTGTTATTGTAGAGGACGATTAAAATGGCTGATAAAAATAAAAGCGAAGTTATAGGAAAACTATATGATAAAGCTAGGTTTATGATAGACGATGCGATAAATGAAGGTTACTATACTCGTAAAGAAGCCATAGATGACTTTGGAGAAAATGTTTTTAATAGGTCGGCCACTATTGCAAGGGCTATTAGAGATGGAGCCACGATGCAATCAGCAAAGGCTTCTGTAGCAGAAATGGCCTCTAACGCAAAAGCAAATCTTGCCGAAGCAAAAGCAAAGAAACAAGCTAGACTTGCTGCCCGTAAAGGCGCACAAGATATGCGAGTCGGCGGCATGGTAAAAAGTACAATAGACAACCGTAGAAACAAATGACACGTAGCATAGGCAAATGGAAACTTCCACAGCCAACAGACATTAAAGAAGAAAATGAATGGGTGCCTATTCCACGTATTGCACGTACAGTACCCTTCGGATA